CCCTGAAGGCGGCGCCGGCGGGGAGGGAGACGGTGAGCCTCGAGCAGATCCGTCCGGGTATAAGCGCGGAAGAGATGCAACGGGTGCGAGAGGAGATCGTGCGCGTGGCGTCCCAGACGCTCAGAGGGATGTAGCAGGACGAGAGAAGAGGAGAATCAATGGCAGGAGCAATCACTTCGACTAATGTAGCTTGCGCGATCGTGAAACTGGTGGCGGCGGACGCATTGCCGGTGCTGGTGGGGAACCTGGTGATGGGGAACCTGGTGAATCGCGATTATGAACCGGCGCTGGCGAACGCCGGGGACACCATCAACGTAGTGATACCGCCGGTGATGTCGGCGAACAACATCGTGGACGGCACGGGCTCGGTACAACCGCAGAACCCGACTCTGACGAGCGTACCGCTGGTGCTGAGCTCGCACGTGGAATCGACCTTCCAGCTTCCGGACGTGGTCAAGGTGCTGGCGGTGCCGGACCTGCTGAAAGTCTACATGCAGCCGGCGGTGGCGGCCATCGCGGAGAGGATCGAGAGCGACCTACTGAACCTGTACGGGGGATTCAGCACGAATCCGGCGGTGGGAACGGGGGGGAGCCCGCTAACAGAGGCGACCATCGACGCGGCGGAGACGGCGCTGTTCATGTCCAAGGTGCCGGCGAGCGAGCCGAAGTTCTTCGTGGTGAACGCGCAGGCATACTCGGCGTGGCGGCAGATTCCGCTGTTCGAGGAATTCCAGACGGCGGGAGCGGCGGGACTGCAGACGCTGATCAACGGGACGATTGGGAAGTACAAGGACTTCTTCGTGTTCCGGTCGCAGTTCGTGCCGCAGACGGGGAGCGGCACAGTGACGACGCACAACATCGCGTTCACGCGGGATGCGATCGGGCTGGTGATGCGGCGGCTGCCGCAACCGCTGCCGGGGACAGGAGCGATCGCGGAGTATGCCGAGCTGGGGAACTTCGGCATGAGAGTGGTGATGAGCTATCAACCGAACACGCTGGCACAGCAGTTCACGGTGGACGTGCTGTACGGGTGCGGCGTGCTGCGGAGCGCGGCGGGCGTGCAGGTCAACACGTAGACGGGGGCAGGGGCATGCAGCAGCGCACGCGGGACCTTCGGTCTCGGACCGGCAACCTGAAGCATGCCCCACCGGAGGGGATATGGATTTGAAGGCGTACTACCAGAAGATTCACGCGCAGGAGTCGAAGATCGGCGAAGAATACCCGGTGATCGTGAGCGTGGCGGGGGAAGGCCGGAAGGAGGGCGTCGCGACCGAGGTCACGTGCGCGGTGGCGGCGAAGATGATGGTGGACGGCGCGGCGCGGCTGGCGACGGCGGAGGAAGCGAAAGCCTTCCGAGCGGCGCAGGCGGAGGGGCGGCGGTCGGCGGCGGAACTCGCGGCGGTGTCCAGGGTGAAACTGGCGGTGCTGACGAAGGCGGATCTGGAAAAGCTGAAGGCGTAAGACGATGGCACTATTTGTGGACGGCCCGGTATCGTCGATTGAGGAGCTGGCGGCGCAGGATTCCCAGCTCCTGGATGTGGCCAGCACGGAGGGGATCGACGTCACGCAGAAGATCGCGCTGGCGCAGGAGGAACTGGGATTAGAGCTGGAGATCCTGGCGCCGAGGCTGCGGCGGGCGGTGGTGGTGACGCCGGCGCTGAAACTGTGGCACACGTTTCGAGCGCTCGAGATGGTCTACACGGACGCGTACAACAGCCAACTGAACGACCGGTATGCGGGCAAGCAGAAGCAGTTCGAGGAACTGGCGCGGTGGGCGCGGGACAGGATCATGGTAATCGGCGTGGGGATCGCGGCGGATCCGGTGCCGCGCGCGGCGACTCCGCAGGTGACGGCGACGCCGGGAAACCTGGCGGATGGCACGTACTACGTGACGATGGCGTGGGTCAATCGCGAAAGCGAGGAAGGGGCAAGCGCGGCGCCGGCGGTGGAGACGATCGCGGAGAGCACGCTGGTGGTGACTCCGGGGATCGCGCCGGCGAACGCGGTGGGCTGGAACGTCTATGCGGGGAACGGGCCGGACGGGATGACGCGGCAGAACGTGACGGCCATCGCGGTGGAGCAGGACTGGGTTCAACCCGCGCCGCTGGGGAGCGCGGGGACGGGGCCGGGAACGGGGCAGGAGCCGAGCTACCTGAAGGCGGTGGCACGGGTGTTACAGAGGGGCTGATGACGAACGGACTGGGCAGCGCGGTAACGGCCAAGGTGGTGGGCCTCGTCACCGGATCGAGCGGGGTGAACGCCAACCTGGGCGAGTTGACGTCGGCGAGCGGGACGGCGGCGGCGTTGGTGGACGCGGCGCAGATCCGGACGGGCAGCGCGGCGGCGGACCTCGCGGAGCGCGCGGGGACGGTGAAGTATCCGGCGGTGAACATCTACTGCGAGAAGCTGGTGAACTCGCTGGCCGAGAAATTCCGCAGCTTCTCGGGGACGGCGCAGATGGCCATCGAGGTACGGTACTCGGCAGACCGGCTGGACGGCCTGCAGGACGGTCTGGAGGTCTACGTAGACGCGGTGCGGCAAGTGCTGGAGGCGAACCGCGGCGATTGGGGTAGCGGGATGTTCTACGCGGGCGAGTACCAGGTGTCGTTCGGGCCGGTGAAGCACGGCGGAGCGAATTTCATCCAGACGGCCAAGGCCACATTCGAGATTGGAGTGAGCCGCTAACCGCGGGGCAACCCGCGGCCCGAAGCACGCGGCGACATCCGCCTCGGGCTTCGCGAGAATCGGCTCTGGCGGAAGTTGAGAGAGAAGGAGGTAGGGATGTCCTCATATATTTCGTCGAACGCGAATCGGTTCTACACGGCGCTGGAAAGCGCTTATGGACAAGTGGCGACAATCACGGCGAGCAACCGGATTCCGGCGCTGAAGCTGACGGTCGAGCAGCAACAGGAAGTCACGGAGCGGAAAGACAAGACGGGAAGCCGGACGTTTCCGGGAACGCCGCCGGGAGGGCGGCTGCAAACGCAATTCGAGCTGCGGACGTACATGACGAACTCGCAGGCGCAATCAGGCGGACCGACGTACGGCCCGCTGTTCCAGGCAGCGCTGGGGGGCGAGCCGGCAGTGTTCGCGGGCGGGACGGTGGCGAGCTCGACGGCGGCGGGGAGGCTGGGGTTCACGGCGCCACACGGGCTGACGACGGGGCAGGCGGTGACTTGCGGGGGGGAAGTGCGGTTCGTTGCGGCGATCGTGGACGCGGAAACGGTGCAATTGAACGCGCCCTTCACGACAGCTCCGGCGGCGGGCGGGGCGGTGGGCGCCACGACGACATACCGGCCGGCGACGGAACTGCCGAGCGTGAGCGTGTTCGACTACTGGGATCCGGCGACGGCGGTACAGCGGCTGCTGCGGGGAGCGGCGGTGAACCAACTGGAGATCGTGGTGAACGGCGATTTCCACGAGTTTCACTTCAGCGGGCCGGCGCAAGACGTGGTGGACAGCAGCAGCTTCTCGGCCCAGGCCGGGGACGCGCTCGAGAGCTATCCGGCCGAGCCGGCGGTGGGCGGGTTCGACTACTCGATCGTGCCGGGAAATCTGGGGGAGGCGTGGCTGGGGACCACGGAGTCGCAGTTTTTCACGATTACGAGCGCACAGGTGACGGTGAAGAACGCGCTGGACACGCGGGGGAAGGAGTTTGGCTCGCGCGTGCCGCTGGCGATCTCGCCGGGGCGGCGGACGGTGACGGCGGACCTGGAATTGTACGAGATGGACGATGCCGCCACAGCGGGGTTGTACCAGGCGGCGCGGCAGCAATCGCCGATCGCGGTGATGTTCCAGTTGGGAGGGACGGCGGGGCAGCTCATGGGTGTGTACATGGGGAGCGTAATCCCGGTGGTACCGGAGTTCGACGATAGCGGGAACAGGCTGCAGTGGCGGTTCCGGGGGTCGCGCGCGCAGGGGACGGTGGACGACGAAATCACGGTGGCGTTCGGATGACGTACGAGAGCGAGCGGCTGGTGGAATCCCGAGTGGCGGAGGGAGTGGTGTTCCGGGTCGCCCGGATGTCTTTCGGGCGGCGGATGGAACTGATGCGGCAGGTGCGGGAGCTGGCGCGGCGGGTGGAGTTCCTGGAAGCCGGCCAGGCGCCTGGAGAACGGATGGACGCAGCGCTGGCGCGATGCGAGATCGACCGGCTGTACGTGACGTGGGGGCTGCGGGGGGTGGCGGGGCTGCTGGTGGACGGAGTCGAGGCGACGTCCGAGATCCTGGCGGATGCGGGACCGGAGGAGTTGTTCCGGGAGGCTCTGGCGGCGGTGCGGGCGGAAGCGGGGCTGAGCGAGGCGGAACGAAAAAACTGATCGTCGCCTTC